CGCTCATGTTAGTGATAGGTCGTCGATCAGCTTGATCGCGTGAGTGTTGACGTTAGCGTCCCGCATCAAGATGCACGAGATCGGCAGTCCGAGTTCGGTCTCGTGCTGCCAGTCGATGGAGCCGTCCATCCACGGGATAGCGCGATAGAGCAGGAGTGCAGGCACGTGTATCGGGTCATCGGGCACGAACAGCACGACCTTCGCACGACCGAGAGCCGACGCGCCTGGGACCGTCGCGCCTGGGGACTCGAAGCCTCGGTGCTGCGTGACCGTCTCTGCTGCCTGCGTGCCGTCGGTCATGAAGTGCTGCACTGCGTCGTCATCCCAGCCGCGCAGGAAGAACGACACCGCGTGTCGCTTCGGCGGGTTGAGCACGTCGGTCGGCTCACCTAGCGACTCGTTCGCGATCTCGAACGGCGGAGGTCCTGCCGATACCAACGAGACCTTCGTGACGAGACCACACTCGGTGCCACCATAGAGCCCGTCGCCTGCGGCGTCTGCCAAGTCGGTCGGACCAACGATGACGCGACACGGACCGTGGATGATTCGTTGAGTGAGACCTGCTACCATTACTCGACCTCCATGATCTTTGCGCCTGTCTCGTCTTTGATGTCTTTCATCAGTTGTTTTGTCATCCCGATGAACGGACGTGCTGGCACGGTCGTTTCGAGCTTCTTACCTGTGAACTTCTTGTTGAGTAGCCAGCCGAGCGACTTCTTGTGTTGCTTGCCGCCTTTCGTCTTGAGCCACTGCCAGAGCAGATGCTGCACAGACTTGGTGATTTCTTCGCTCTCGGTCTTGCCGCCTGTCTGGTGCACGTCGGCGTAGTCCTTATTCGCGCCGACTTCGACGATGTTGCCCATCACGCGATGTGAGATCGTGGACACGAGACCACCAGCCATGCCCTTGTCCATCAACGCGGGTCGCCGGTCGAACCGTCGCTTCTTCGGTGACTTGGCACCGGCAGCGAAGTCGGCAATGATGCCGAACGTGTTCTTCTTACCGCGCTGCTTCCACTGGTGCTTACCGAAGCGCTGCGCTTTGAACGAACGCTGATAGGCTGACACCATGAGCAGTCCGGCAGCGTCCAGCGCTTCGGCTGGGTTCTCTAGTTGTGTCTTCCATCGACCAACTTTCTCGCCTTCGGTGAACTGCTCGTTGCCCATAACACTGCTCTACACGTCGTCGACGCTGCGATCCAACGGCAAGGTGCCGAGTGGTAGTGACGCTCGATCTGACCAGGGTCGGTTGCGACCTCCGTCGGCTCGTAGCTCGCTCGACGCTGTCACCTCCGAGTTGCTCGACGGTCCCGCGTGCGCACGTGGTCCCGTCATCTTGAGACGCTCGATCACTCCGTCGGTGAACACGTCATCCCACTTCTGTTTTGCGATCGTAGCCGCAGTGCCGCCGCGCTCCCAGAGCTTGGCAATCACGCCCATCATCGCGACCTCGACGTGTAGCGCGTTGCTGCTGTCGTATGCGACCTGCGCGTAGGCGGGCCACAGGTCGATAACGGACTGAGAAACGGACGCGCCGACCGTGTCGTCAGCCGCAGTGGCTGTCGGGTCGTAAGTGTTCGTCAGGTTCAGCAGGTCTTCTGTCACGTAGGCTGCTTCGACGGCTGCCCACAAGTCGGTTGCGTCTGTCATGGTTACGGGTCGGTGAAAGTGATAGTGGGTGTGCCTGTCGAGTGCGGCAGGTAGCCTAATCCTGCACGATGCAGGTAGTAGTTGATCTTGCCTTTCGTCGTGTCGGCCTGCGTGTCCGTGAACAGCAGCACGTCGTCGCGAATCCAGGCGGCTGGCGTTGCGTCGTTGTGGCGGCAAACCCACCACGTGCCGTCGATCTGCGTCATCTCGCAGAAGATCATATCGTCGAAGAGCATCACGCCGGTCGTGCCTGACCACTCAAGCTCGATGTTCAGGTCGTCCTCGTTGAAGTTCTTGAACCACGAGTTCTGCGACATCGGGATGAACACCTCATACCAGTCGCCAGCAGCAGTGATCGTGGCCGACAGCACAGATTCGGAGTGCGACCCCATGTGGATCGTGACCGAGCCATCCGGCGTGCCGCTGTCCGTCTTGCACATCACGCGCAGGAAGTAAGGCTTGCGCGGGTCGAGCGTCGTGCGCCGCAAATCTGCGCGATCCTGCTTGATGCGGAACGCTGCGGCTGCTGTCAGCGAGTAGTTCGTGCTCGCGCCTGGGAACGAGTTGTAGTAGTCGGTGTTGAGCACACCGCCAACGTCCTGCGTCGGCACCGTGCCGCTGACGAGTTGCCAGTAGGTGAAGTCGTTCGTAGCTGTCGCGTCGTAGGACTCGAACGACGAGTTGCGCAGCAAGGAACCAGCACCGGTCGAGCCCGCGTTGCGGTTGTAGAGCAAGCGACGGAACGTGTCGCCTGTGCCGAACGAGTGCAGCTGCAGGTGATCCTTCGAGCGGGTCTCACCGAGCATGATGAACTCTTCCGCGTTCTCTTTCACGCCGGAGTTCTGATCACGCACGCACCGGAACCGCTTCGCCTCGACCGTGCAGTTTTCGATGTCGAACCCGTTCTCGTCTGTGGTGAGTCGTGTGATCTCACCGTTGCCGGTGCCGCTCGCCGTCTGCGATAGGTCGAACGTGATCGCTCGCGACTCGACATACTCTTTGGTCGCAGTGTTGAACCGCTCGTAGATCGCAGCAATCAACAGGTCGACCGTCTCGTAGCCAGACCCGATGAAGCCTCCCGCCTTCAAGACTTGCCCGTATTCGAGAATACAAGGTGCTAGAGCTTGGTAGACGAACTGCGGATCCACGAGCGAGGACAAGCCTGCGCGGAAGTTGTCAGCCCAGGCAGCAAGCGAACCGGGTGTGAAGTCGCCTTTGAGTGAGGCGATGAGAACGTCGAACTCCTGCGAGTTGCCGAGTAGGGTGTCGGCATAGACTTGCGTCTGATCGATGATGTCGACCGCAGCACGCCATTGCGCCTGCACTTGGTCTTCGGTTGGTGCGCCTGATGTCATGGGTTTTGTCTCCTAATCGAGTAGCTCTTCGAGGTCGTCGAACACCGACATGTCGAGTCCGGTCTCTGGGATGCACGCGGGATAGAACCCGCCGCGCTGTGGTCTGTCCTGGTCCACGCAAGGTTGCATGAACATATACTTGGCTGCAGGCTCGTCGAACTGCTGCCGCACGTAGGGTCGGATGATGCGTCCTTCTTCACGGGTCATCTCGATGTCACGCTTTCGCGGGATCGTGACGATACGACCCTTGCGAGGCTCGAACGCAGACAGCGCTTCGATGCCTTGGTGTGAGACGATCCTGTCGCATGGGCGCGGTGCCTCGTCGAAGCGAATCACGAGCCGCTTCATGTGCTCTTTGATGTTGTCGATCATCTCTTGCGTGATCGATCCATGCAGACCACCGATCACCGGGATGCGGGCTTTGCCGCTCTGCTGGTTCGGGTTCGACACCAAGAGTTCGTTCATCTTGGGGAAGCTGATCCCGCCGCAGCGGATGAATGGGGTCGCGCACTGCGGCACGACACCGAGCCAGAACGCAGCAACTGCGACGCTCTCCTTTCCGTAGTTGTCGAGAGGAGCGAGCAGGTCTGCACCTGCGCCAGCCTCTTCCGTCTTCGTGCTCTTGATTACTTTCTTTTTCGTGGTAGCCATCGGTGATTCTCCGAGTAGTGGTTGGGTAAAGTGGAAGGGAGGAGCCGCGAGATTGCGGCTCTCTCCCGATTGGTGTCGTCTAGACGACGGCGATTGCTGCGAACGGCAGTGCCACGCCAGCACCCGAGCGGGATTCCCACTGGATGTATTCCTCACCGGTCGACCGTGTGTGGTCGCCGTTGTTGTCGCCTTCGAGCGAAGACAACTCGATCACGCCTTCGCGATCGAGGAAGAAGCACGGCAGGGTCGGTGCTCCCTTGAGGAAGATATACCAGTCGCCTGCGTCGGTGAGTCGCGGGCTGCCCCACAACTCGACGTTCTTGCTGGTGTCTTGCACGAGGTTGGTCTGCGACCCACCGTTCGTGCCTGCAACGCCGCCGCCTGCAGCGGACGCGTTGATCTGGCGTTTCTGGAAGAACGCAGTCTCCATCGCCTCGGTGATTTCCACCGGGTGCACGATGAGGAAGCCAGCTTCCAGGACTTCCGGCGCGAGCAGCGGCTGACCACCTACGTCCTGGAACGCAAGCCATCGCTCGATGCACGAGTAGAAATCGGCCATGATCGTCGGTGCCGTGACTCCCGTCTGCGTCACGATGTTGCCGCCGGTCTCGCCGAAGCGAGCGCCGCCTGCGCCATTCGTGGCGTTGAAGAAGTCGACACCATCCGGTGCGTTCGGCACCGTCGGCAGCAGGTCGGTGCCTGCCTGGATCAGATCGAAGAACATCCGCTCTGGCAGCAGTGCGGCAGACGTTCCCGCCTGTCGCGCCATCTGCATCAGACTCTGCGTCTGATCGTCCTTGCGGTCGTTCTTGTTCCACGGGACGCGCTTCGCCCACTCGTAGATGACAACGTTCCAGTTGACGCTGTCGAACGCTTCGGTTGGCACCGTGTCACCGCGCCGCCAGTATTCCATGTGCGGTGCGGACTCGAAGTAGCCGAAGTCGTGGTTGCGGTTGGTGGCCTGAATGCTCAGGTCCATCACCTGTGACAAGCGGCTATCCGCCTGCTTGATGCGCACCTTCTCGTAGGTGTCAGCGAACTCCGTGCGGAGACCGTTGACGAGGAGGTCGGTAGTGATGATCGTCATGTGTAGATCTCCTACTAGGTTGGCTGAGCGAGGTGCTCAGTGGGGGTGAACAGCATCACGTCGCAGTCGTCTCCGCTGTGGAAACGAGAGACGACGCCTACTGCGAGGATGCCCGCGGGATCTGACAGTGACAGATCTTCCGGGTTGCCGTTGGCGGGCCAGACAGGCTTCATCACGCTCGTCTGAACAGACGAGGCGATATCGATGTGACGCAAGGTCACACCAGAAGTGTCGACGCGGATGTCCTCCGTGATGACGCCTCCGTTGAGAGCGATCCCAACAAAGAAGTCAGTAGCGGCGACACCGCAGAGAGTGAGGAGCCCAGTGCCTGCGGCAATGCACACCAGTGCACCAGCGTAGATGGTCTCGCCAGCCTCGAACGACATGCGACCCGCACGAGGTGCGGTTTTGAAAATGGTATCAGCTGCGATTTCGGCCATGGTATGTGCCTCCTAGGCGTTGCGGGCCATGTTGAGTTCGACGTAGCGCTCGCGGCTCAGAGTGGTGTTGCCACCAGCCGCCAACTCTTCGTGTTGTTTGCAGAACGACTGGGCGCGTTCCACTTCTGCCGCTCCCTTCTCGTGATACGCCATGGCGACTTCGTCGACCTGGGCACCTTGAGCCTGGAAGTGCTCAGCCGCTGCGTCGCCGTCAGGCAGCACACCGGTCGTCTGAGCGAGAGAGTCGGTGTAGGCACCGAATGCCTTGCCACCGTGCTCCTTGCGGAACGACATCAGCCGCTCCTTGAGATCCGCTCCGAGCGGACGATCCTTGAGGCGCTCGAACGCTGCGGACACGTCGTCCCTCACGCTCTGCGCCTCCCTCTGCGCCGCGTTGTCAGCTTCGAGTGCTTCGACTCGACCCTGCAACTGGGCTTCGCGTGCGGACATCTGAACGCCAGTGCCGCCTTTCTTCGTCTTCTTCTCCATGAGAACTTCTCCTGGTGATGCGGCGACTGCGAGCGGGTCCACGACCTGCTGTTCTGCGCCTGGGGTTGTTGCTGTTCTACGTGCTGCCATCGCCGCTTCGATCATATCGAAGTCGTCGATGCTGATGGTCCCGTTCTCGATGTCCGCGATTGTCTGGGACGCAGCGCTTGCGCTGTTGTCGTCCTCCTCACTCACGTCCTCGATAGCGGGTTCTTCGCTGCTACCTTCTGCAGGAGGTGCGCCTTCCTCTTCGAACGTCTCGGACTTCTCGTCCTCCATGTCCTTTTCGAACTGCGCCTTCTTTGCCTTCCACTTCGTGATAGCAGCAACGATGGCTGCCTTGCGTTCGGGCTTCATGCTGATGCCTTTCTCCATGTTGCCCGGTTGAAAACGCCCATCTTCGCCGTGTCGGATGCCGGGACCATCCTTGTCGGCTGAGCCTGAATCTTTGTCGTCGTCGTCACTCGCGATCTCGTCGAGGTCGCTGGTGTCGTCGAGGTCGATAGCGCTGCTGCGTCGTTCGAGTCCGCGCTCGTTGCGGGGCTCTTCGCCTGCTTCTTCGAGCGCTTCATCGAACGAGTCTTGAATCTCGCCGATTTCCTTGTCGGTGTAGCCTGCGCGTTCGAGTGTGTGCACCGCAGATTCGGTGTCACCTTCGAAGTAAGCCTCGCCTGCTTCGTCGACTGCCTCGGTGCGGATCTCTTCGAAGTGACCGTTTGCAGACTTCACCGCCTCGTCCTGCGACTCGTAGTCGCCGACGAAGTCGACGTCGCCGCCATCCGCTTCGGCTTCCATG